CGGCACCGACCCGCAAGGGCCAGCGCCCCGGCATTCTCCTCCTTGGCCGGATCTGCGCATAGCTGTGGCATCGGCGCCGAGTGGATCGGGCTAGTCCGACGACAACCCCGGCCGGGTTCAGGCCTGGCCGGGCGTCGGCAAGAAAAAGCGGCCCGAAGGCCGCAAAGATCAGGCAGGTTTCGGCAATCGCGCTCGATCGAACGCGATGCGGACTCCCTTGTTGATGTTCCCGGCGCCAAGATCAAGCGCTTTTTGAAAAGTTGAGTGAAACACTATGGCTTTGACCGCAAAGCAGGAGAAGTTCGCCCAGGGCATCGTGGCCGGTCTGAGCCAGGCAGACGCCTACCGGCAGGCTTATGACGCTGGGCGGATGAAACCTGAGTCCGTGCAGCAACTGGCCAGCAGGGTCATGGGTAGGGTCGAGGTAAGGTCAAGGGTCGAGGCTCTGAGGGTCAAGGTGGTGGCCAAGGTGCAAGCCAAAGCGGTTTACGGCATCGAGCAGGCCATGATCGAAGCCGACGAGGCTATCGCTCTGTGCAAGGCCAAGCAGAACGGCGGCGCCATGGTTTCAGCGGTCACGCTCAAGAGCAAATTGAACGGCCTGCTGGTCGAGCGCCATGCGAACGTGCAGGATCCGTGGTCTGAAGTCCCAGCCGGCGACATCGAGAGCGCCAAGGTCATGCTGGCGGCGCTGCGCAAGGCCAAAGAGGCAGCGTAAACGTCGCTTTCAGAACAGGAAATGCCAAAAAACACGGGTTTTGACTGGCCATCTGTTCTAAAGGCGACAAAATGATCGATTTGGAAGCGGCCAAGCGCATGAGCGTGGCGCAGATCGACAAGCTCATCGCATCTTGGTCGGCAAGCCTGGCGATCCGCAAGTTGGAGCTCTACAAGCCCTACCCGAAGCAGCGGCAATTCCACGCCAGCGGCGGGCCGATGGAGATTCGGGAGCGCTTGCTGATGGCAGCGAACCAGGTGGGCAAGACCTGGGCGGCCGCATTCGAGACGGCGATGCACCTGACTGGCGAATACCCGGATTGGTGGGACGGCGCCTACTTCGACGAACCAACGACAGGCTGGGCAGCGTCGGAGACAAGCCAATCGACCAGGGACACGGTTCAGCGCCTGCTGTTGGGGCAACCCGGCGCATGGGGCACCGGCGCGATACCGCGGCGCAACCTGGGCGAAATCAAGCGCGCAGCTCACGGCGTCGCGGATGCGGTGGAAACGGTCATGGTCAAGCACCGGGCCGGCGGCGAGTCCCGGCTGGTCATCAAGACCTACGACCAGGGCCGGGAGCGCTGGCAGGGCGAGACGCTGGATTTTGTATGGCTGGACGAAGAGCCGCCCGAGGACATTTACTTCGAGGCTCTGACACGGACGAACGCCAGGAATGGCATCGTCACCCTGACATTCACGCCCCTGAAAGGCTTTTCCAACGTGGTGCGCAGATTCCTGAGCGACAAGCCGGCCGGCATCGCGGTGACGACAATGACCATCGAGGATGCCGAGCACTACACGCCCGAGCAGCGCAAGGCGATCATTGCGACGTACCCGGAACACGAACGCGAGGCCCGGACCATGGGTGTGCCGACCCTTGGGTCCGGTCGCATCTTCCCGGTGGCCGAAAAGGACATCGTGGTGGCTCCAATCACCATCCCGGAGCATTGGCCGCGGATCAACGGGCTGGATTTCGGATGGGATCACCCGACAGCCGGCGCCGGCCTGGCCTGGGACCGAGACGCCGACGTGGTGTACCTGACTGCGGAGTACCGCAAGGCAGAGGACATCCCGGTAGTCCACGCCGCGGCGATAAAGGCTTGGGGAACATGGATCCCGACAGCCTGGCCGCATGACGGGTTGCAGCACGACAAAGGCAGCGGCGAGGCCCTTGCAGGTCAGTACCGCAGGCATGGCCTGAACATGCTCAAGGACAAGGCAACCCACGCGCCCAAGCGCGGCGAGCTTGAGGGGACCGGCGGAAACGGCGTCGAGGCCGGCATTCAAGACATGCTGGAGCGCATGACGACCGGACGGTTCAAGGTGTTTTCAACCTGCCAGATGTGGCTAGAGGAATTTCGGATGTACCACCGCGAGGACGGCAAGATCGTGAAAGAGCGCGACGACATGATTTCGGCATCCCGCTATGCGTCGATGATGCTCAGGCACGCCATCACCAAGCCGCGCGATGTGGCCTATGACGCCGACGAGGGCTTCCAGGTCATGGATGAGGGCATGGCGTTCTGATGCTGACCGACGACACCATGGCGGACGAAGAGGCCGGGATGCTCACGCCAGAAGATCAGGCGACAGCCGACGAACAGGCAGCAAAGGACTACGAGCGTCGCATTGCCATCTTGGAGTCGCTGGCCCTGTCCGTGGTGGCTAGGCGCAAAGAGGCGATTGAGCACCGGGCAACGTCTGGCATCGAAGACGAGTGGACCGAGGATGAAGAGTTTTATCAGGGCATCGACGACGCCAACCGGCACGAGTTCACGAACAAGCTGACCAAACCACTGCCAGGCGGGGGTACATCGACGCCCAGGACCAGAAAAGGCAAGTACGGCTCCACGGTGTTCCCGAACATCACGGCGCCCTACACCGACGCCGCTGCTGCGCGAGTCGGGGACATGCTGCTGCCGACCGACGACCGGAATTTCGGCATCAAGCCGACGCCGATCCCGGACCTGATGGAAGTCGTTGCTCAGATTGCCCAGCAAACTCCACAGCCCCGGGTGCCGATGCAGCAGGAAGAGCCCGGCAAGCCGGCAGTTCCAACTGCCGTTGCCCTGCCCGATGGCCGGATGATGGCCACGGCTGACCTTCAGGCCAAGATGGAGCGCACCAAGCAAGAGGCTCAAGGCCAAGAAAGCACAAGAGCGCATCGACGACTGGCTGACCGAGTGCGACTATCACGGCGAGCTGAGGGCGGTGATCGACGACTGCTCCCGGCTGGGCTCCGGGGTCATCAAAGGCCCGTACCCGACGAAGATGAAGGCCAAGGCCTGGAACGGAACGGGACAGCAGGCGACGCTGGAGATTGTCGAGAAGATCGTTCCGGCATCCAAGCGCATCGACCCGTGGGATCTGTTCCCGGACCGAGACTGCGGCCAGGACATCCACTCCGGGGATTACGTGTTCGAGCGCGACCGCATGAGTGCATCCAAGCTCAAGGACTTGAGAGGCGGAGAGGGCTACATCGACGGCCAGATTGACCTGGTGCTGCAAGAAGGCCCGACCAAACACACCGCTGCCGGGGTCTTCAAGCCCAAAGAGGACACCGAACTGTTCGAGGTCTGGCACTACCACGGCATCGTCACAAAGGACGAAATCGAGGCTGCAGGATGTGAGTGCGACGACGACGCCCCGACGATCCACGCCTCGCTGATCCTGGTCAACGACACCATCATTCGCCTGAGCATGAACCCGCTTGGTGGCGGAGCGTTCCCCTACGACGTGATCCCATGGAAAAAGCGCCCCGGCATGCCTTGGGGCACTGGTGTTCCCAGGATGATCCGCACGCCTCAGAGGATGGTCGTTGCCGCAAGCCGGAACCTGATGAACAACGCTGGCCTGGCCGGTGGGCCGCAGATCGTGGTCCGAAAGAACGGCATCCAGCCCAAAGACGGAAGCTGGGAACTCAAGCCGCTCAAAATCTGGCTGGCCGACGACGACACCCAGGACGTGTCCAAGGCTTTCCAGGCGGTTGTGTTCCCGATGCTCATTGCCGAGCTGGAGCGCATCATCCAGATGGGCCTGAAGTTCGCCGAGGATGTGACCGGGCTTCCCATGCTCTTGCAAGGGCAACAGGGCAAAGCCCCGGATACCGTCGGTGGCATGACCATGCTGAACAACAACGCGACCGCCGTGCTTCGACGGATCGCAAAGCTGTTCGACTCCAAGATCACGGAACCGCACATCGGCAGGTACTACACCTATCTGCTCGAGTACGGCGAGGACGATGGTGAGAAGGGCGACTTCTTCATTGACGCCAGGGGCTCGAGCGCCCTGGTCGAGCGCGACATCCAGACGCAGGAAATGATTCAGGTGCTGCAACTGTCGGCCAGCATGCCCGCGCTTGGATGGGATCCAAAGAAAGCCGGCAAGGAATATCTCAAGTCCCGCCGGTTCGATCCGGCCGCGTTCGAGTACACCGAAGAGGAAATGAAGGCCAAGGCCCAACAACCGCCACCAGAGCCGCCGGTCATCACTGCGGCCAAGATCAGGTCGGCCAGCGCGGAGAAGATCGCCGGGCTCAACGCCGATGTCAAGGTACAGGTGGACAAATCGGACACCGACCGGGACACCATCTATGTGCAGGCCGAGACGCAACGGACCCAGGCGGAGCACGAGGGCCGGATGGCCGAACTTGCGGTGCGCCGCGAACTGGCCATGCTGGACTATGCGAACAAGAACCAGCTCAAGCTCAACGACGTGAAGTCGCAGCTCGCGCAGACCGCGATGAAACTGCGCGCCACCAAGGAACTCGCTGCCCTGAACGCTACGGCGGCGAATCTGCCCAAACCACCTGTCGAACCCGCTGGCCGCGCGCCGGCTGGACGCTCATTCACTCAGTAAGGACCAGCCATGGCAGCACCAGCAATCACCGACCTTGGCCCGGACGTGAAGAAATTCACCTGGGCGCTCACGACCGCTGACCCAACGGGCGGCCCGATCCATCCGAGGTTCACCGACTTCGCTGACCGCACGGTCTATTTCCTGGGCACCTGGGGCGGCGCCACCGCAGTTTGGGAAGGCGGGGATGGGTCTACCTATCTGACCCTGACCGATGCGCAGACCGTGGCGATTTCCAAGACCGCCGACGGCATTGAAACAGCTATCGAAGTGCCGGAATACTCCCGGCCACGCCTGAGCGTCGTCGGCGCCGGCGCGACCGTCACCGCAACCTGTATTGCCCGCCGGGGCTTCAAGAGGACTTGACCATGGACTACAACGAAGCAGCAGACACCCTCAAGCGCCTGGCGCGCGACCGCGAGGCCATGACCTTCGCCGCCGACGCTTTCACCGGCCTGGGATCAATCCAACAGGCCACCAAAGAGGCCGAAGCCGCCCGAAGCGCGGCCTACGCCAGTGCGCAGGAAGTCAAGGCCGAGCTGGAATCGCTCCAGGCTCAGGTCAACCAGGCGGAACTCAGGGCCAAGAAAATCCTGTTCGACGCCGACAGCGATGCCAGCGCCAAGGTTGCAGCCGCATCCTCAAGGTGCGCCGAAATGGTTCGTGGCGCCCAGGCCAAGATCGATGCAGCAGCAGCGCAAGCGGCCAAAGAGGCTGAAGCGGCCAGGGCGGACGTGGCGGCGCAGTTGGCAGAACAGCGGACCGCCGTGAATGCGCTTCGCGCGGAAGAGGCGGCGCTTCTGGAATCCATCGCAGCCAAAGAGGCGCAGCTTGTCGATCAAGAGGCTCGCTGGCAGGCTGTGCAGGACGCCGCTGCGGCTTTGATGAAGGGCTGATCGGTGGCCGATAACGTCATTGCGGATCCCGGCGCGGGCGGGGCGACCTTCGCCACGGATGACGACGGGACGGCGCATCACCCCTACACGAAGATCGAATGGGGCGCCGACAACTCGCAAATCAAGGTTGCTGACTCCGATGGTTCGCGTCTTCCGGTCAAGATCGGAAACGAACTTCCGGCCGGAACCCAGAACATCGGCGACGTGGATGTCCTGTCGGTCATCCCAGGAACTGGAGCAACGAATCTAGGCAAGGCCGCCGACGCGGTTGCCGGCGCCACGGATACCGGGGTTGCGCCGCTGGCCATCCGCGACGATGCGCTGGCCGCGATCACGCCCATCGAGGGCGATTACGCGCCGCTGCGGGTTGATGCCAATGGCGCCCTGTGGGTCAAGCCCAACGGGACGGTGACGGTTGACGGGTCGGGAGTTACCCAGCCGATCAGCGCAGCGTCTTTGCCTCTTCCGTCTGGCGCTGCCACTTCTGCCAACCAGACCACGGGCAACACCAGCCTGGCGACGCTGGCCGGGGCCGTCTCAGGCACGGAAATGCAGGTCGATGTCCTGACCATGCCCACGGTAACGGTGAATGCTCACAACGTCACCAACGCCGGAACCTTCGTGGTTCAAGAGAACGGCGCAGCCCTCACGTCGTTGCAACTGCTCGATGATGCTGCGGTTGTCCTGGGGACAGCTACCTACACCGAGGCGACCAGCGTAGGCCTGTCGATCGGCGCGGTCCGAAGGGACGCAGACACCACGCTTGTTGGAACGACCAATGAGTGGGGACCGCTCCAGATGGACGCGAATGGCCGGCTCAAGGTCGAAGCGTTTTCTGGCGAGGCATTGCCGGTGACGGACAACGGCAGTTCGCTTACCGTTGACGGAACCGTCGCAGCAACGCAGTCAGGAACCTGGACCCTTGGGGCCAATTCCGGCGTTGACATTGGCGATGTCACGATCAACAACGCAGCCGGCGCAAGTGCGGTCAACATCCAGGATGGCGGCAACTCCATCACCGTTGACGGCACTGTTTCCGTCACGGGGGTTGCTACCGAGACAACGCTTTCGTCGCTGCTCACTTCGAGCCAACTGATCGACGACACCATCGTCACGCTGGGCACCGACACCTACACAGAGGCCACCAGCAAGGGGCAAGTTCTCGGGGCGGTGCGCAGGGATGCCGACACCACATTGGTCAACACCACCAATGAATATGGCCCCCTGCAAATGGATGCCAACGGGCGCCTGAAAGTCGAGGTGTTTTCTGGCGAGACATTGCCTGTCAGCTTGTCGAGCACCACGATCACCGGCACGGTGGCAGTCACGCAGTCAGGCACATGGGATGAGGTCGGCATCAACGACAGCGGGAACTCGATCACGGTCGATTCCACGGCTCTGTCAATCGGCGACGGGACAAACCCGGTGGTGGTGCTGACCGACGGAGCGGATAACGTCTCCAACGCGAACAACCAGCTCGTCACGGCCTCGATGCTCTATGCCTTCGACGGCACGACATTCGACAGGGTGACGAACGGCGGCGGCACAGAGGCAACTGCCCTGCGCGTGACCCTGGCGAACGACTCGACCGGCCTGGTATCGGTGGACGACAACGGCGCCAGCATTTCGGTGGACTGGAACGGAACACAGCCCGTCACTGGATCTGGCAACGCCACCGGCGCGCTTCGAGTGGAACTGGCGAACAACGGCACCGGCGTTCTGGCCACGGTCGGAGCTGTGACCAGCATCACGAACGCGGTGACGGTGGCCGGCGGCGCAGCGAACGGCTCCCCGGTTTCTGGAAACCCGAACCTTGTCGCAGGCCGGGCCAGCAACGCGATCCCGACCGATGTTGGGGCTGATGGCGATGCTGCGAGTATCTGGACGAACCGAAACGGCGCCCCGGTTCAGACGATGGCCCCGCATGTTGGCCTGAACAGCGATCCTTGGAACCTGGTGCATGAAGCGGCCCAGTACACGACAACGCAGACCAGCACCGCCCTGGTGGCGGGTGGTGCGTCGGAAAAGATCGTCGTCACCAAGGTTCAGATTCAAGCCTTCGCCACAACGACCTTCGACCTGCAACTGTATTTCGGCACCGGCGCATTCGCGCGAGGCACGAACCGGGCCTGTTTCGATGGCACGTTCAAGCCCTCCAGCACGCAGGCGCCTGGCGTGATTCTCGATGGTCCGTTCATAGCCGGAACCAACGGCGATGACTTGATGGTGACAACCTCCGCGAACGGAAGCGTGACCATCAATGTCTGGTACTACGTCATAACCTAAAGAGAGGAAGCACAGAGTTATGGCCGATACCAACGAAAACATTTATTTCGCCGGGTTTTTTGACGGCGAAGGCAGCGTTGCCATATACAGCCGAAAGTATGTTGTGTCGTTGACAAACACTGATATTCGACCGCTCAGACGAGCGCAAGAATTATGGGGCGGAGCTATCGCGTTGCAAAAACGAGGCGGTAAACAAGTTGGCGTACAAGACATTCATCGCTGGCAAATTTACGGCCATGGAAGCAGATCATTTCTTGAGGCCATCCAGCCCTTCACAATGATAAAAAGCGATCAAATCGCCGCATACATAGCCGCTTTGGATGTGTTGCCGAAAGTTACACACGGCTCGGCAGGGCACGGACAGGAAACGTGGAAAGTAATCAACGACAGCGCACAGAAATTGCGTTCGTTGAAACGAGCGGGAGCGTCAAGTGGCTGATGCGAAAGTCAGCGCCCTGTCGGCGATTGACGCCCTGGCAGCGGGTGACAAGGTTCCTGTTGCCGATGCGTCGGACCTGACCGCATCGAAGTCGGCGACGATGACGCAACTGCTGACCTTCTTGCAGAACAACGGGCTCCCAAGGGTTCTCAAGCTCTCGGCTCAGTACACCAACGCGACGACGACAGGAACTGAAGTCACCGGGTTGTCTTTCAATAGCCTGGATGCTGGGACATACCACGTTCGTTGGGCTTTGCTCTACGAGGCAGCGGCGACCACATCGAGCATCAAGTTTGCGGTGAACGTCACGAACACGGTCAGCGAGTTCGTGGCAATGGCCCAATTCCCCTCCGCTGGTGTGACCGCAGCGACGGGCACCATGCACGACGCGAACAACGCCACGACCGGCCAGGTGTGGGCTTACGCCAATACGAGAACCGAGCAGACAACTGCGCCGAACCTTGGGCCTTGGATCGCGGTGACAAACGCCAACGTCCCGCACCTGCTGATTGTTGAGGCCCTGGTCGTGATGACCGCAGGCCCAGGCGACATTGAACTGTGGTGCGCCTCAGAAGTTGCGGCGCAGATTTCTCTCGAAGCGGGCAGCAGCGGCATCTGCACCCGGACAGCATAGTTTTTCAACCAAGGAACCATCATGGCCGATCTGACGATTTATCTCTCCGAAGTCTCTCCGTACCAGAACAAGATTCGCGTTGGCGGGCTTGTTTACGTCTCTCCGAGCCATGGGCCGTACCCGTTCTTTTGCGAACACGAGTGGGGCGAAATCTCCGTCAACATCAACAAGTCGATCCGCGACATGGCTGTGGCCGAGGCCCAGCTTCAGGGCCATCCGGTCAACGCCAACGACAGGAAAACCATCTACGGTGGCCCTGCGGACGCGCAAGGGGCCTGATAAATGGCCGACCGCTACCTTCTTGAGTCCGGTTCGCCGGATGGCTACACGCTGGAAGACGGTAGCGGCGTGCTGATTCTCGAAGAGGGGTCGGCGGAAGTGTTCTTCGCCATGCTGCATCGCATTGAAACCGGCATCGTCGCGCAGACGGCAGCGGGCATGGGTGGGGTCATTCAGGAATAGACCATGAGAATAGCTTCAGGCGTCACCGATCAGTACATCTATTTCGTTGCGGTGGATTCGACCGATCTCAAGACGCGAGAAACCGGTCTTTCTTCCTTTACCGTCTATCGCTCGCGCAATGGCGGGGCTGCTGCCGCTTACACCACGCCCACGATCAACGAAACCGATACCACCAACATGCCCGGCGTTTACGAGCTGCTGCTGGACGAGGATATGACGATTGATTCGGGTGACGAGACGCAGGAGATTTGCCTTCACATCACGCAGGCAAGCATGGCGCCGGTCACTCGCGTCATTGAGCTTTACCGGCCCAAGATAACGGCGGGCGAGGCCATCACGGTATCGAGTGGGGCGGTTACGACCGTGACCACGGCAACCAATGTGACCACCGTGAACGGGCTGGCGGCGAACGTCATCACAGCGGCAAGCATGAACTCCGACGCATCTGCCGAGATTGCCGATGCAGTGTGGGACGAGGATGCGACGGCGCACCAAACTCAGGGAACTTTTGGCCAGGCCATCGGCGATCCCGTTGCAGACACCAACACCATATTCAAGGCTGTGGTGACGGACGCAACCGGCGCCACGGTAGGGGTTGATGCAGCGGCCATCCTTGCCGACACCGGAACTGACGGCGTGATCGTTGCCAGCATCAACGCTGGAGCGATAACGGCCAGTGCGGTTGCCACCGGCGCGATTGACGCCGACGCTCTCGCTGCCGATGCCGTGGCCGAGATTGCCGATGGCGTATGGGACGAAGATGCCACCGGCCACCAAACGACCGGCACCTTCGGCCAAGCCATTGGCGATCCAGTTGCAGATACGAGCACGATCTACGGCGCTGTAGTTACGGGCGCCGCTGGCGCGACGATTGCCGCCGACATCATCGCGGTCCAGGCCGACACGGATGACATCCAAACCCGGCTGCCTGCCGCATTGGTGTCCGGCCGCATAGACGCTTCTGTTGGAGCCATGGCGGCCAACACGTTGACAGCGGCGGCCACGGCAGCCGACTTTGGCACCGAAATTTCCGATGCCGTGTGGGCCAAGGCCCTCACCGAGTTGGCTGCCGTGCCGGGTGTGACAGGAACGACGATTGATGCCCTGAACTGGGTGTTCACCCTCGCCAGGAACAAGATCGAGCAGACCAGCAGCACCAGCACGCTGCGCAAGGACGATGGAACCACGTCGCTGGCCACCAGCGCGGTTTCAGACGACGGGACGACATTCACCAGGAATGAATGGGCATGAGCATCGACACGCGCGACAAGCGCGCCACCACCCTTCGGCACTCGCAGCCGTGGATGGGAGTTCTGCCGTACCCGGAATCTGCCATCGTGGCCGGCGACCGGGCAGAGCTTGCGCTGGCCTACCGCAACTTCTTGGACGGCACCAAGCTGTACCTGAGAGACACCCTGCTGAACGCTATCGGGTCCACCTATTACGACATGGTGACAGATGCGGGCGCGTCGGCGGACACGGCGGTTGTCGATGCCACTGCTGCCGGAACGGAGATTCAGTTCACCAAGACCGCAGGCGGCTCCCTGGTGCAGTGGATCAGTGGCCAGGCCCCGATTGGAGGCTTCACGCTGACATCGCTGAATATGTCCGCGTGGTTCAAGGAAAGCGTAGCCACGGTCAATGCCGGCGCCAGGGTGCGGATTTTCAAGCGGACAGCGGCTGGAGTTGAGACAGAACTGTCAGGGGTTTGGGACTCAGGGCAGTGGGATTTGGGCGGCTGGGATGGCGGCTTTGACGATGGCGCGGAGTTCACGACATCCGACGCAGAGTACACCTGGACGGCCAACGTCGAGGACACGGCATTTGCCGAGGACGACCGGATTCTGGTGAAGTTCTACAT